TTATTCTTCCTCGTCTTCTTCATCATCATAAACAAAATGGTCTTCACCCAAATCATATAACCGGACCAAGTTCGAGTTATATTCTTCAATCAATTGCTCAATTAAATCTTCATATTCCTGAATGGTTTGCCTGTGTGATTCAACCAGTGATTCAATCTCGCCATTGCGATTCTCAAGCCAGTCTATTTCTTCCTGCTCTTCTTCGCTCCTCATTCGCCATCCTCCTCAAACTGCCCAATCAGGTTTTTAATCTGCCCAATCCGCCCGTCATTCTCGCGCCTCTCGTCCGTCAACTCGCTCATCGCCCACGAAAGTTCTCCAAGCTCCTTCTCAATCTGCACATTACGGCCCAAAAGCTCCTGCAATTCGTCCTCCAATTCAACGTTTTTCATTTGTCTCTCCCGTCTGTGTTCCAAGTCCATTTCAACCAGATTCAAATTGTACAAAACACCCACTGTCACCCTTCCAGCCTGTCAACACAGTTTTACAGATTTAATTATTTCACCCCGTGCAAATAACCTGTAAAGAAAAAGAAACCAAAAAGAATCAGTACGGAAAGAAATTCGTTCATCAAACCCTCCTTGTCCCTGAAAAACTGATACCACCAATAACCAAAAGCCAAAGTAAAAGCAAATACCATCATCACGCTACCCGCAACATATATGCCTGCAAACGCGGCGGTATCTCTACGACTTCCATCGGTGCCAGTACCTTGATCGGATGTACTATCGCCGTCCGGTCTTCCGCCATTATCGGCGGCTTGGAAATATCAATCCCAATCTTCAACAACTCGGCACGGTGCCGGTAATAGGTCGGTTTTGACATCAGCGACTTCAAATCACGACCCGCGCGCCATTTCTCTACAGTCCCCTGTAATTTGGAACTAAGTTTTACATAATCGTGTTCGGCTATTTCTTGGTTGCGCATGGTGATTCTCCCGGTAAATTCGTTAAATACTTCATCAAGTCTGTTTTGCAGCAAAACGGGATCGGTTAGTTGGAGTCTGTCCAATATCTGTTTTTGCAGGACAAGCTCAACACGGAGCTGTCCGGCGGTGAATTGCTCAAAGTCTTCGCGCGGCAAGAAATCCGGCAGGCGGTGCGCCTTTGAACGGCTGGTGATTTCCAGATATTTGTTATAAATCTTGAGCGACCAGAGGCCGGAATGTTTGCCTATATAGAAGGTGTTTTTGCAAAACTCGCAGCGGTCGCCACGCGCGGAAACGGTGTGCGGCATCATCCGCAGGTAATCGCGCACGTCCTGATCGGTGCCGAGGCGGAACATTTTGGTGATGTCGATTTTGGTAACGCGGTATTTGCCTTCGTCGATTTGTTTGACGGCGCGCGCGGTGTCGGTCGCGGAAAATCCCAGTTTCGGCAGCACGTCGGCAACCACGGCGCGCGCAAGACTGCGGATGCAGGAAATGCCAAAGATGTTATGACCCTGAAGGTACTTCGTCGGATTGCCCTTGACCGAGATGCCCGAAACCATCCCCGACGGCAATGAACCCGTCTGCGCCACGGTGTAATCACTGTCAATGCTGGACACCGCAACACGGCTGGAATAGCTCCCCTCTTCGTCAAAGGTGTTTTCCACCCCGCGAAACATGACGAACTCCGAGGTAACAACGCCGTCATGGTCTATCACCATGCGACGCCCCTGCCGTATCGGCAGATGCGCAAGCGGTACCTCAATGTTCAGCCAGTCAATCATGGATTTGCAAATTGGAAATTTAGATAAATATGGCATTTACCCTACAATCTGTCAAGGAAAAATTTACAATTTGAGATTTATAACTCGCAAAGGCTCGCAAATGTCTGAATTTACGGATTTAATACTGTCTAAAAAAGACGAAAATACGAGTGTACGTCAGTACCTTTTAAGGCTAGGTATAGACCAGCAGAAGTTCAACGGGTGGGTGAACGGTGCAATGCCAGACGATAAAATCGTGGCAAAAGTGAGCGAAGAGTTTGGAATAGACTTTTTGCTTTTATACTCAATGGCTAAAGTTAGCGGAAGAGGTGGAAGAGGTACCAGCACTAAAGCACTTACAGAATGGCGAAAAATCTACAAACAGAAAAAAGAAGAATTGTCAATAGAATGACGAAGGCAAAAAGAAACTCAGCCTTCAAACATTACAACCAGTTTAGAATAGTCTCAAAAATGAGACTAAGTCGGGTACTACTACACCCGACTTGCGCCCTGCCCTGTTCTTTTATGAACAACTGTTAACGTCCCCTGCCCTGCACCATTCAGGCGGCGGACGGGCTGCGTTCTGCCAACTCGCAGGCTCCCATGCAGATTCCAAAGGCCGCTACCCGCCGCAAACCGCTCGTTCCTCACAGGCGGCGTCTGCAACGCTTTTACACCCATGCGGGACTGCATCCCTGCCGCAGGTTCAGCGACACGTTCCGTTCATGCATTGGCGGCATCCTCTCCTCTTGGACGCATCATGCCGCCTTCGGCTTTCCCGCCGTCAAGGGTACGCTTCGCCGCTACGCGCCCTTGACTGCGTCGCCTCGTCGGCCTGGGCTGTCCAAGAGGATGGGATGCCTTGCCCTGTTGGGCAATTCGCTACCTGGCGGACAAACTGCCGCCGGACGCAAAAAAAAACCGCAGGGCGAAACCTGCGGCAAACTCGAAGAAACCGTTATTTGTGGATGAAGGCCGCATACGCTCCCAACAGGGTGGCGACGACTATGAAGGGATAAAAATAGGCTTCGACGATGACCTTGAAAGTGCTTTTTTCTTCGTGCCGGGTTTCCGCCCGCAACTTGTCCACCTCTGCCAGCATCTTGTAAATGCGCGCCTGCGATTCCTGAATCTCGGAAATCAGTTTTTCTTCGGAAAGGTTCATTTTTTTGCCCTCTTGTTTTGTTTGAAAATATCAATCTGCGCGTTATCGGCAACGTAGCCCTCTATCAACTTGCGCATCACCAGACTTGCCGTCAGCCCCTGCCCCTCGCATTGCGAAACAAACACGGTTTTGAGGTCATCGGGTATCCTGCATCGAATTATGGTATCCATCTTGGTTGCCCCTGTAGTCAAATAATGGCTATATTGTAGCCACAAAATAGCTACATGGCAACCTGCAAACATTCCAGGATTATTAACACATGAGCCTCAAAATCAGCGACCGCGAACGCATCCAAATTCTGCATATGCCCCACGGCGTGAGGGGTACTTATCTGTTGTGGCGCATCGGCATCAACCCCAAACACTTCATCGCCCGCGAAACCTATGCCCGGCACCGTCAGCAACTGGCCGATAAATGGGGCATCGACATTACCGCCCTGCCCTCGCCCACCACCCGGAAAAAATAAAGCCCCGTCAATGGCAGGGCGATAAATCACGCCTCAAATGAGGCAGAAAAAGCGGAAACAAAAACGACAAATAGCGCAACGACGCGGCTTACGGATTTTGCAAGGGAAAAATATACAGCAAAATCACATACTTAAGGTTCATTCCAGGAAGTTGAATGATTTTATTACGCCAGATTTTGCGCGGCCATTTGCGGAACATTCCGCCACCATTTGTTTCCCGCATTATGCGTCATTCAATCATTCATTGCGCTGTGGCCGCCGCGCTCAATGCTTGTCGCGCGCTGGCGCGGGCGCGCGCTCCTTCGTCGCTCTCGCCCGCTCCGCGCGCTTGCCGCTGGTCGCCCGGCGCCTGTCGCGTCGGATCAAAATAACCATCACGCACCCGCGCAAGGCATACCTCCCGCGGATAATCGCGCATCAGTGAACCCTGCTGCGTGTAACAACGGCAACCGCGCTTTTTGCTGTTCATGCACTGCGCCCGCGGAAAATCCTTCGGCTTGCGCAACTCGTCATATGCCGGCGCGGTCTCCGGCATCGCCTCAATCCGTGGCACATAGGCAGTCAGCGGGTTAAATCCGGCGCCGGAAGCGTCAGCGACGCCTCCGGTCCCCGCTTTCCCGCCGCAGCCTCCCCCATTTCGCTCTCCTCCGCTTCGGCATCCCCCGCTCCGGCCGGCCGCCGGGGGGGGCCGGCGGCGGCCCGGCCCGGGGCGGGGGGGGGGGGGGGGGGGCCGGGCCCCGGGGGCCGGGCG